GGTGAGCAACACGCCGGCGAGTCCGTGCCTGATCTGCCGCCGGTACTCGGGTAAGAAGCGAAACCGCTGCCCCGGCTGCAAGCGCCTGCTCTGCAAGCGGTGCGCCATTCGGACGTGGGTCCATCAGATCGGACTTTGCCCGGAGTGTTCGCCCACGCATGCAGCGCAAGAATCAAGATCGCAACCGATTGAATCAGGTCGACAGTCGCGTTGAGAACGGCCGGATTCATCACTCCCCCCTCGTCGCCTCGTCGACCGCCGCGAGCATGTCGCGAGCCTCCATGAGCGTTCGGATCAGGCTGCACTGGATGAAGACCGGGACGCGCTCCTCGCCTCGGCTGTCGGCCTCACCTGCGAGCCTTTCGAGCACGCCTAGCGGCATGTCGTCCAGAATCAGCCGGAGAAAGATGTCGGCCTGCGGTCGCAATTTGACGAGTGCGCGGGCCTCGGCCAGCTCGGCGCGGAGGCGGGAGCACTCCGTCAACAAATCGGCAACCTGATCCAGCGCACGGACTTCGCGTGTCTGTTCCATCACTTGTCTCCCGTGGGCGCGGACTCGATCGGCTGCACCGTGACGCGGACGCGGACGGGTCGCGCCTCTCTCCGACCGTTGAACATAGCGTGACCAACCATCGCCTTTCGTGACGGAAGCAGCCTCGTCTTAGCTGTGGCGAGGAACGTCCAGAGCTTCCCGTTCGGGAGCATCCCAGCCCACGCCTCGAACGTCACGCGCTCACTCATATCCAGAACCCTCCCCGCCCGGCGGCTTCATCGCGGCGTCGATGGCATCGCGGGTGATGGTGGCCAGCAGGTTCACTTGCGCAACCCCGCGCGGCGCTTGAACCACATCTCGGCCGCCTGCTCGGCCAGCACCAGGCCCTTGCTGCCAGCCATGCCGCTGATGCCCGTGAGGCAGGCGGTGACGGTGGAGGGCATGCCCATCCAGTCGCACCCCCAGAAAGTCAGCAGCCCAGCGAAGGCGGCAATGACCATCTCGCCGATCAACTGAGACAGGGACCACGGCGCCAGCTCTCCGGCGCGGACCTTGCGAATCCAGGAAACCAGCCCGCCAAGGATGGCAACCCCCAGCATGAGGCCGTATTCAGAAAGGGGGACGTGCAACGGACTGCGAACAGCAACCTGCGCATGCGCGGCGATGGGCGCCAGCAAATGCAGGCAGAGGGCGATTGACAAAAGGAAGCGCATTCGTGGGCCTTTCAGAGTTTCTGCTCCATGCGCAGGGGTACGGCGCGTTTATCGGCAAGCGGGTACTCCAGCGGCGACAGCTCGCGCAGCGTGCCCAGGAAGCCGTAGCGCTGCGACTTGGCGGCGTCTGATGGGTCCGGCACGTAGAGCACGTCCTCTGTGGTGCCCACCTCGGCCATCATCTCGTCCAGGTGGTCGCCCTCTTCCAGCGTCAGCATGGGGAAGCTGAAGTCCACGGTGCGCGGGCGGCGGCGGGCGGTGCCGTACTTCTGCCCGCCGACAGATTTCACGCTGCTGCTCAGGTCGGTGCGGCCATCTGCAAAGCCTTGTTGCTCGGCGTTTTCAGTGGGCTGGAAGCCGCCCGCGATGAACAGCTGGCCCAACTGCACATAGGTGGCCGTGTTGGTGGTGTCGTCAATCTCCACCGTGCCGTAGCGGGCGGTGCGCGCGTCAAAAGCAGCGATCAGCGGGTACTGCTCACCCCAGTTGGTGGGCGTGTCGCCGTGGAATGTCATCTGCTTGGCGGGCTGCCAGCCGGTGTCAAGGCCCAGGGCGTCGGGGCCGGTGGTGGTGATGGACTGCAGCTCTGCGTTGGTGCGGCGGGTGGGCCAGTAGGCTATGCGGCGGATGTGGCCGTTGAGTGCTTGCTCCCCGGCAATAAGCTGACCGATGAAAAGCTTGTCAGGAGCAGGCATCGCCGTGGCGGTGAATGTCCCGACCACGTCGCCGTTGGCATAGGTTGCGCAAGAGCCAACCGTCAACGCTGACGCAACGCGCGACCTCGGCGACGTATACGCAACTCCCGATGCGATGCTCTGCGACGCTCCGCCGGCCGCCACCACGTTTTGGTGGGTGGCGCCGGAACTCACGCGGATCTGCCATCTCTCGTTTAAGGTCTCGGCAGCATCGCCCGCGTTGAATAGCGTGGCGAACTCTTCCGGATGGGAAGGCCCGCCCTCGACATAAAACGTGCCTTCGCTCTGGTTATAAAACCCGCTGAAGTTCGACCCCGTAATAGACACACTGTCTGCAGTGCGGGTTACTGCTGCGCTGGTGGTGGGGATGTAGGTGGTGGGGAAGGAGCCCGCTTCACATTGCTGCCTGTACACGTTCAGCGTGTCCCCGATGGATGACACAGCAACGCTTGTGTCCGCGTCTGCCATCTCTACGCGCCACTCCGTAACGGTCGCCGCCACGCTGATCGCAATGCGATATACGCCGCCGCCGCGATGGGCAGGTGAATGAACCACCACAGGCAATAGCCCATCAGTTGTCCCAACCGCGCCAGTAGTCGCATTGAACCAAACTCGCGCATAGTTAGCGCCGTCGCTGCAGAACAACGAACACCAGCCGATCGTCCCTGCTTTTACGTCTGCCCAATGGGTGGGATTGACAACTGATCCGGTTTGAGAAGCATACGGATTGGTGGTGCTTGTCGCCGTCAACAGAGTGGCGCTTGCCGTGCAGCGTGTTTTGGTGTGTGCTGCATTGCTCAAATCTCCACCATAAAGCGTGCTATTCGTCCGCGCCTCTTCCACCAGCAACCCCAGGCTCTCCCGGAAATGGATCGCCGTGGCCGCGCTCAGCACGGTCAGGGTTACATCGCCGGTTGCGGTGACGACGACGAAACTCGGATAGGTCGTGGTGCCGATGGTGCCGTTGTTGCTGACGGTGGAGCCTGTTGCCATCACAGCGGCATTTGAGCCCGTGGTGATCAGTAGGTACGTGCCGGCCGGGACGCTGCTGATGGTCTGCGTGGCCGTGCCGCTGGCCAGGTTCACCGGGCTGAAGTCATACCTCGGGCAGGTGGCGGCCTCAATGGTGCCGTAGATGCCCACCCGCGTGCCGTTCGCGCCACCGCTGGTGGTCAGGGTGACGGGCTTCATGGATGTGGGGCCGGTGAAGTCCATGTCCAGCGTGGCGGCTGTGGTGCGGGCTCGCCACAGCGCCCCGGTGGTCAGGTTGTGGTTCACCAGCGCCAGCGCGCGCAGGGTGTAGTTGGCGGCCAGGTCGAAGCGGAACTGGGTGTTGGCGATGGCGGCCACGTTTGTGCGCGCGACCTGCTTGAGCGCCCTGGTCTTCAGGTTGTTCAGCGGGTAGTCGCTGTCCCAGCCGCCGCCGGTCAGCGTGGCGTTTACGGCGCGGTTGTTGTAGGCCAGAAGGATGTTGCTGCTGCTCATGTGTTATCCCCAAACGGTGAGCGTGAAGGTGTCTTGCACCACGTCTTCATTGACGGCCAGCACGCGGAACAGCTTGCCCGCGCCCAGGCCGAATCGTGGGTAGGTGATCTCCACCACGCTTTGCAGGTCCGCGCGAAAGATGCTGGAGCCTGATGGCGCCTCTGCAATGTTGCGGGCCACCTCGCCAGGCACCTTGACGCTGAAGGTGTCCCGGCGGTACTGGTACAGCTCGATCAGGCGGTCGGCTTCGTCTTGCGCGTCCGTCTGGTTGACCAGCAGCGTGTACACGTCCAGCTCCGGCTGCGTGGCCCATTTGCCGGTTTCCGCTGGGTCGGCCGCGGCGGTGACGGTGCGGTATTCGCGGCTGTAGTAGGCCTGGTCTGCCTGCGCCACGCCGGCCAGGTCGGTGGCAGACATGACGGTGTAATTCTTGGCGTAGTGCACGTTCACGCGCGCCACGGGTATGCCGCGCTCTTCGTCGCTGGGCACCACGCGGTCAATCTCAAGGATGTTGGTTTCGTCCAGTTCCAGCGTTTGCTGGTAGACGGTGAAGGGCATGTCTGCCGGCTCGGTCAGCTGGCTGACGTAATAGTCCAGCCCGCCATAGGTGGGCACGTAGCCGTAGCGGTAGAAGCCGCCCACGCTGCGGGCCACCTCTGAGATTTTGGCCAGCTGGTTGTAGTCCCCAGGGCTGTAGAAGCCGGCGTCGGGGTTGGCGCTGAGCAGGTTGCGGGCGCTAAAGCCCACCACTTCAACCACCCCGTTGGGCGTGCCGCTGGACGGGTTGGCCGGGTTGGTGACATCGCAGGTGATGAGCAGCTGCGTGGGGTCTGATGCGCCCACGCGGAACATGCCGCCCGCCGGCCACACACGGTATTCGCCGGCGCTGGGGGCGGTGCTCTCCATATCGGACTGGCTGCTGTAGTCGCTGCCGGGCGTGAGTGCTGCGCGGCGGTCAAACACATCCAGGCTCCAACCCGTGGCAAAGCCGCGCTGGCCGTCCACCTGGTAGATCAGTTTGCTGGTGTTGACCAGCACCGGCGTGATGTTGATGCAGATGCCGTCGCACGTGGGCTTGCGCTGGCCTTTGATGTCGTTGGGCGTGCCGTCCACGCCGGCGGGAAGCGCGTTGGTGCCGCCGTAGATCGCGCCGCCGTTGCTTTTGTCGCGGGTGAAGTTTTTGTCGCGCAGCTGGAAGGTGACTTTGTCGTCGGTGAAGGTGGCCTGCTCGATCACCCCGCCTTCCAGCGCCTTGTGGCTGGAGAATGTGCCGGTAGCCGGGAACCATTCAAGGATGGATACCGCGTGGCCGTTGTACGCAATGTCTATGGCATCATCCAGCCCGCCGTCTGCGTTGGTCAACTCCAGGTAGCCGGTGGATACGGCCACGTCGCCGCGCGCACCGCCGCTGCGGTACATCAGGTGTTGCACGGCCACGGCCGCCACGCGGCCCTCTATGAAGGTGCCGGCAGCGGCCACCAGCGCAGCGGGCGTCACCATGTCTTCGGTGGCGTAGTACCGGCGCACGTAGCCGCCCGAATCCCTGCCCTCGACCTTCACGATGATGATGCGCTGCGTGCTCATGCCATTGCCCCCGCCTTGATGCGCGGCGCTGTCATGGCCAGGCGCTGGTCAACGCTGGGCGCGGTGTTGCTGATGATCTGGTCTTGCTTGCCCAGGCTGGCCTGCATGCCGGTGGCTGATACCGTCGTCAGCCTGGCCACCTCTGAGCGCAGGCCGCGCAGTTCGGCGACCATCTCGGCATAGCCCGCGTCTTGCCCGCGCGCCTGCGATGCCGTCAGCACACGCTCGCCCTGGTGCAGCTCGGCCCGGTAGCCGTCAAACGGCACATAGGCCAAGCCGTTAGCGTGGCTGCCGTTGATGCTGTTCAGGTAGGCCACATGGGCGTCAAACCACTGCTGGGCGCTGTCGTAGCCCATGTCCCGGTAGGCGCCGGACTGCTCCACCGCGTTCCAGAAGGCGATGCCCTCGGGGTCAGGGGCCGCGGCTGCAGGGTTGTCGGCGTAGTAGTCTGCCGCGCCGCCGCCGGTGGGCGTGGTGGGCCGCACGCCGTTGACACCGGCAGCGCTCAGCGCCCCGGCCAGCGATGCAATGGCCGCACTCACCGTCAGATTGCCGGCGATCACGCTGCCGTTGATGGCGCTCAGCATGCCGTACTGGCTCTGCAGGGCCGTCAGCTGCATGCGGCCGATGTCGGCCTGCGTCTGGGCGGCCACCTGGCTGGCCTCTACCGCGCCGCGCACCATGGCCAGGTCGGTGAAATAGGCCATGCTGCTGGCGTTGTAGCTGCGGCTGGCCTCCAGGAAGGCCGTGCCCACCTCTTCCAGCTTGCTCTGGCGCTCGGGGTCGTCCAGGCTCAGGCTGCTCAAGCGCATGAACTCGG